TGGCCAAGTCTCCGGCGAACTGCGCCCAACCGGCGCGGATGCGTTCCTGCCAGACTGGATCCGGCAGCACGTCCATGTGCTGGAAATTGTCGAGCGTACCGTCGGAGACGACGAACTTCACTTTGCCAGCGCCGGTTACCATCATGATCTGCTGGCACTGCGGCATGTACTCGTCGGGCAGCTGGCCAGCTTCAACGTCGTCGGCCAGCGCCGCGTTCCATTGTTTGTGCTCGAAGGCGACATCACCGGCCATCGTTAGGCCGTCGCACGATGCTGACAGCAGGCCTTCCGAACAGGTCACCGGATACAAGTCGTCATCGATCAGGTTTTCAACCAGCGGGCGCGCCGCAGCTTCGACCAGGTGGCCGTGGTCGAGGATGTTTTCCTGTACCCAGTTCGAGAATTCCTGTGGCGTGCCGGTATGCTTCATGTGCAGCAGCTCGGTACGCTTCACGCGCGACGAGATTCCCAGCATGGCGGCAGCTTCACTGGCGCCAAAATGCTCGAGGCGAAACAGGCCCCAGTCGGCATTGCCCTGGACGAGGTCATGAATTTGCATAATCTTGTTCTCCGTATGGTGATGGTGTGGGTTCCCGCTTCCGCGGGAATGCCAGGGATCAGTCGTTTTCGTGGGTCCAGCTGTCGATCGTCAGGCGCTGGTCTTCGGTGAGGATCTGGCGGGTTTGGATCATGGCCACCAGCTGCGCGACGGTCTTTTTGCCGCTGACGATCTCATCGCGCCAGGCTGCTTTGTTCTTGTCGAATTTCTCGGAACTGCACATCGGCAGGTCGCCTCCGCGCTGCTCGCTTGCACCGGCCTGGCTGGTGGTGCCGGCGCCGCGTACCTCACCGGTGTCTTTGTCCACAACCTCTGCTTGGTCGTCGTCACGCTCGTCGACCACAACCATTTCGCTGTCGATCGTGAAGTGCTTGTTGGCGTCCACCGCCGTAGCCACGTCAACAGCGCGCTGCACCTCGATCGATTTCGGCATGTACTTGAGCACCTGGAGCAGCACCACTTTTCGAGCGTACATTTCCATGTTCTGGCCGTTCTTCTCCAAAGCGTAGTGGCGTGCGCCGACCTTGTTGAACTTGTTCAGGTGCTTCACGACGCGGTCCATCGTCCATACCTCGATCACCGGGAACTGGCTACCGTTGACACGGCCCACAGCGTAGACGTGCGTGATTTCTTTCCACGTGTCGCCGCCGGCGCCAGGACGGTGTTTCACGTATGGCGCGTCACCCAGAGCCCAATCGAACTCATCGCCCACATACACGGCGCCAGTCCAGACCGTGGCGCGACCGGCGCGAGAAACCAGGTCGACCAGGCCTTGCCAACCCGGGACGAACGTGGCTTTGCCGCCGTACGGCACCAGGTAGCCCTGCCCGCCCACGCCGATCTCGAGGCCCAGCTGCGACGCAACCACGACTGAACCGAAGATGCTGTGCAGGTCGCACTTCTGCAGCGCGGCGTTCTGACTGAAGGCGGTCATGGTCAGGCGGACCATGCGATCGGGGCTGATGTGCTTCGGCAGCGCGTTGGCGATCTGGCCTTTGTACTTGTCCAGGAAGGTGCTCAGGCTCTTGGCTGGGCTGGCGACTACTTGATTCATGGGGTAATTCCTCTCAGGTTAAAAGCCGAAAACGTAAGTGCGCAGTGCACGCACTACTGCCTTGCGTGGGCCGAAGCCGACGCGCAGGCTCAATCGATACTGGTTGCGGAAGTGTCGGATCACGATCACCACCCCGCGATCTGGCGGCGCTGCAGTTCGATCTGCACCTGGCGGCGATGCTCGGCAGCGATCAGGCGCGCGGCCTCGATGCGGACGGCTTCGAAGTACTCGATGTTGCCGGTGGATGTGGCCAGCTGGACCGCGGCGATGCGCAGGCGCAGCGGCTTCGTCAGCTTGCGCACCAGGCGACGTGCGACGCGGTAGATCGGTTTGGTGGCAATGCTCATCCCTGCTCTCCTTCGTTGGCGCCGGCGCGGCCGGCTTCGGTATTGGGTGTTCCGGCTTTGTCGATGTCCGGCATCGGCCTGTGCGCCCCAGGCTGGCGGCACCTAACGTAGTGCGAACGGGGCATGCGCTGATCCCACAGTCCCTGTTTTCTGAGCCGGGCCTGCCAAGGCGCGCTTTACCGGGCGCGCCGCACGTTCAGTTCAGGCGGCAATGCTGTCGAGGTAGCGGTCGATCCGGTCCACCGTCGAAATTTCGCGGTTCTCGCGCTTGATCGCGGCCAGCTCGAGCGTGGCCATGGTCTCGGCTTCGGCCCAGATCAGGTCGGTGATGGCGCCCTGTAGGCTGTTCGTGCCGGCAAGCGATTCGAGGATCAGGATGGACAGCGCCTGGTCATCGGTCAGGTATTCGGCCAGGCAGTCGCGGATCAGCTTCGATGCCTGCGGCTGCCCGGCGCGCACGGCGGCCAGTAGGCCGACCGACTTCTGGCGCGTCAGGTCGATCAGCGTTTTGTTGCGCAGTTCTTCGGGTGAGGCGGTGCGGGACATGTCTTCCTCCAGTCGGCTGCTCGGCGGATGCCGGGTTCAGTTGCGATGGAGGTACTTTATAGCGATTCGCTAAAGTACGCAAGAGGAAAGTATAGCTTAGCGCTAAATTCTTGGACTAGACTAGTCTTATCCTGAATGGTTCAGGCGAAAAAAAGCCCGCGAGTGCGGGCTACATTAGGGTGTTGAGAATTGCTGCGTTTTAGCGTGAGCGCCAGTGCTTTCTACTTTTCCACCATCTAAAAAAGTCGCATCCGAACGCAATCACGCTGAAGCCCGTGCTAGCAAGAGCACAGGTAAGCGCCACATGCGAGTCTGGCCGAGCATTGAACGTTGCCCAACCGATCACAATGGCAAGGATAGCAAGGATACGAAACTGTGGTTGCATGGCCTCATTATGTCAGAGACAGCACTGCTTGTGTTTCTTTCCGCTCTTACAGGGACATGGATCATTTCGACCAATTTTTGACCGTTTGCGCTCCTCCGACGCAATACCTATTGCATTCGCCGACGCTCGTTGCGACTCAGCAAAAGCATCCTTTACCGCTCGGGTTGTGATATCGCGTACCTGAGCTTCTGTTAGCGCTGGCTGTGGTGCCTGAGACGTAGGGGGCTGCATGGTTATAATAAGCCCGATCACGGAAAGCAAAAAACTCATATATCCGAAAAAGTCGCCACCAGACTTTGGGGTGAAGTAATCTCTCATCCAGTCTGCGAACGTTACCATTCCCGGCGCATCAGCGATCTCTGCCGCGACAGTAGTGACGTCCGAGTGGCGCGTTCGCGCAGCCTCAATAATGTCTTTCAGCTTCAGGATATCTTTAAGCGGGAACCCGTCTGCTAGCCGACGAACTGTATCTCCCATAACGCCAAAAGTCCCGTCCGCTATATCCCCCATCCCGCCACAGACTGGACACGGACCTGCGCGCACTCCCTTGAGCGTTATGCTGCCAGCCTCCGACAGTTTGACTCGGATACCACTTGGAAAAACCGCCGAGCAATTACCGCAGACTGCTGGTATAGCCATCGCTTTGGATAGAATCATCATTATCTTCTTCATTGATGCAGGTATTAAAATTGGTGTCGACCTTAAGCCGACCCGGAGTACCTGCCCCCTGCCAAAGCAAGGATTTATTTTTTATCTTGCCCGCGCGGAATGCCAGCAAAGCCTCGCATCACCCACCCGATGCACCAAAACAAGGCAAATGAAAACGCCAAGAAACCAAAAGTCCCGGCGATTATCTCGCCGTACTTCTCCCACCTGGCTTGGTAGATTGCATCGTCCAATTTAACAAGCTCAGTATTATTTAGGGTGACTATCGTGGGGCCGGATTGATAGCCGCATATTGATATTGATGCCCAGTTCGAGCGGCCTTCCACCCGAGCAACAAACCATGGCTGGTCGTTGCAGCCAATAGTTGAAATCAGATCCTGACTCTCATCATAAGAATAATACTTATTTAAATAAGGGGTGCTTACCAAGAGTACGAGTGCACCGACAAGTGCGATCATGACGTAAATAATCTTCGCAATCCGCCTTCCGCCTTCGTATATATTCATATTCTTCTCATGAGATAAGTTATCAGACAAGCCTCTGCTTAACCTCAGTAACCACCCCAATAACATATAGCGGCTCGTTGTCACTACGAAGCGTCGGAAAGTCGTCGTTCAGCGGAACCAACTCAAATATCTCGTTTCCGTTTCCATCTATGCCGCGGGGGCGATATTTCTTGAAAGTCGCCTGATTGCTGCCATTACGGGCAACAACAAAATTGCCTGGCCCAGGTGCGCGATCAGGATCAACGAACAGTCGGTCTCCCGGCTGGAATCGCGGCGACATCGACATTCCCTCGACATCGAGGCAGAACGCCCAGCGAGATAGCTTAGGGTCTTCTGTGTACTCGACTGCGTACCCATCACCCGGTTCATAGGGGTTCTCCATATCGCGCAACGCGCCGGCCTGGACCGATGAAATGACCGGAATCGGCCGAGATGGCAGCATGACAGGAGCAATGTTCACGTCGAATCGCGCAGGTGCGTCTCCATCACCGGCTTTGCTTTCCGCTTTGAACAGGTGCGATTTATCCATCCAACCGTTCGGTTCCCCAAGTGCCTCCTCAATCCGGCGGGCCATTGCATCACCCATCATCTTTGGAGTGCCTGACTTGCTGTCACGCGTGCGATTGCGGATTTGGCTTATGTAGGCCGCTGAGGTCTTCGCTATCTCTGCCAACTTCGCAGCAGTACCGAGCCGCTTGATTGCCACCTCAAGGTTCTCGCGGCGAATTTCGTCATTTGTTTGCATACGAGCATTACATAGCATATCGCTAAACAATGAAATATGCGAAACGCTATTGACGTTATTTAGCGAATCGCTATACTGTCGCTCTATGGACATCAAAACCTACCTCTCTCAAGAACGCGGCCGCCAAGCGTCGCTGGCGAAAGCTATTGGCGCACATGCGCCCGACATCAGCCGATGGGCAGATGGGACACGCCCCGTTCCTGTCGCCCACGGCGCAGCCATCGAGGCCGCTACTGGTGGCCTCGTGACGCGAAAGGAATTGTTCCCCGGCGACTGGCAACGCATCTGGCCAGAGCTGGTCGACTGGTCATCGCCCCAACCCCAGCCGCAGTAACGCTGCGGCTTTTCCATGCCCCTGCAGTTGCGTGCCAGCCGCTGCCCACCAGAATTCCAGCACTACCCCTCGTAACCCGCACCACCAAGGAGAAAAACCGTGAGCCTCAACCCGAAGACCCGCACGCAAACCGTCGAAGTCCTGTTCAACCCATCTGAGCTGTCCGGACTGGACAGCATCTGCCAGTCGTTCGGCATCGCGCGCAGCACGTTCCTGCGCGGCCTGAGCAACAACGCAGTACGCACGCATGGTACGAGCCAGACGCATCAACAGGAATCCCGACGTTGTCCGGGTCCCGGTCGAGCAGCTGGACGCGCGCGCGGCGTCAGCAATACGCGGAGGCACCTTTGATGGGTTCCGACTGCGCCACGAGAAATCAACGAAGCAACGGCCTGATGCAATACCAGGGCCCGAAAGGAAATGAACGATGGACAGACCAGCACGTGGTCCCGATGCCTCGAAGCTGCTTGCGATGGCCGACAACGTCGTGACCCGCAACCGGGTCTTCAAGCGCGCGCGCCGAACCGACGAGGAATCGCGGGAATACGGCCGCCTCAACAAAAGTATCAACGCCCTGGCAGAGACGGCTGAGAAGCTGCGCAAGGCCGGGACGGTGGGGGAATGATGGATCAAGCAATCGTATCGCTCGACATGATCCGCGCGAAAGCGCGTGCTGCGTTTGATCGCGGCGTGGGTCGTGACGGGCACAACTTCAACTGGCATTCGACAGACACAATCGCTGTCTGGCAGGCAGAGTGGGACAAATGCGCGGCTGAGCAGCGCAAGGCACCACCGCCATGACAATGCTCGACACTGGCGCACCACCCGCGCCGCTCACCCCAATCGACTGCGATCTTCGCGACTTCGCATTCATGCCGCTCGACGTCGTGCGCCTGCGCGACAGCGACCTGGCTGTAACCGCCGAGGCGGATGAGTTCCGCTGCGCCGTGCTGCTGTGGTGCGCATCCTGGCACCAGGTTCCGGCCGCAAGTCTTCCGGACGACGACAAGATCCTGGCCCAGTATGCCGGCTACGGCCGTGTCGTGAAGGAATGGCAGAAGGTGCGCACTGGCGCCCTGCGTGGTTGGGTGAAGTGCGCAGATGGCCGCCTGTACCACCCAGTCGTCGCCGAGAAGGCTAGCGAAGCATGGCTAGCGAAACTGCGACAGCGCCTCAAAACTGAGTGTGCCCGCATTAAAAAACACAACGAACGACACGGGACAAGCATCCAGTTTCCCGAATTCGAGTCATGGCGTGATGCTGGTTGTCCTGTGGGACAGCCGTTATTTGTCCCTAGCGACAAGTCGCAGATGTCGCAGGGACAACGCCCTAATGTCACTGGTGAAAACCACTCCAAGGGACAGGGAGAGGGACAGGGACAGTTAACTACTAAAAACAAATCATCGTCATCTCACCCACAAACACCGCGAGACGACGATTCCTCGTTCGGACCATCGCCTGGCCAAGCGGCCAATCCAACTCGCGCCGAGCAGGTCACGCAGCTGCTGCTCGCTCAGGACATCGTGACGACCTCAGGAAACCCGTTCGTGGTCGCCTGGTCGCAAGACCCGCAGGTCACGGATGAGGTGCTCAACGTCGCCATCGCAAAAGCACGCAAGACCAAAGGCGCCGAGGAGATTGTGCCGAAGTACCTGGCCAAAACCATCGCAACCGTGCTCGACGAACAGAGCGGTCCCGTGCTGACAGGTCTGGCACCTGGTCGACCAGCACATGCCCCAGCGTCGGCGCCGAACCGCAAGCCCAAGGGCAACGAGCCAAAAGGCACGGACGAGAGCTACGACGAGTGGCAAGCCCGGATTGACGCCTACGAAGCCACCAGGCGCAAGGGCCAAGCCGCATGACACGCGAGCACGATCCCTGCGGCATGTGCGATCGCTTCCCGCCAGCAGCGTCCGCGAAAGAAGCAGCAACTGCACGCACCGGCTACTGCTCGGGATGGGAGAAGGACGTGCTATCGACTGATCGGCCCTGCGTGTTGTTCAACGAGCGCGGGACATGGGCAGCGAGGCAGAAGCAGCAGCGCATTAGCCGGGATCAGTTTCCCAGGGATCGCAAGGCGGCCAGGGTTTGACGATTGAGACCATTTCGCGCGCGAGAGCGCCAACAACAACGACAAGGAAGCACTACATGATCACCCTCACCCTGCCCTACCCGCTGTCCGCGAACCGCTACTGGCGCCCGGTAAAGCTCGGCCCCCGCATCAGCATCGTGCCGACCAAGGAAGCCAAGGCCTTCCGCGCAGAAATCGCTGCGGCGTGCCGCGACCAAGGCGTGCGTGCGCCCATCACCGGCCGCGTGCACGTCGACGTGAAGCTGTACCCAGGTCGACCGCTCGACTGGCAGAAGCGCATGCGCAAGGAAGGCGGCGCCTGGGATGACACCGTGCGGTGCATCGACATCGACAACGCGAACAAGGTGCTGCTCGACGCCCTCAAGGACGTGGCGATCGACGACGACAGGTGGGTTCGCAAGCTGACCAGCGAACGCATGGAGCCGGACGGCCCAGCGCGCGTGGTTGTGACGATCACAGCGATCGCGACGGTACGGCCGCAGGCCGATCTGGTCGAGGGGGCCGCATGATCGTGCTCGCTCTGTGGCTGGCCCTGTCGCTGCTACTCGCGTGCGTGGCTGGGCGCTTCATCGGCGTCGGTATGGGTGAGCCGGGGGAGCTGCTGCCTTGACTGAACGTCGTGACATCGGGGCGCGCCTGGAGAACTGGGCACGCGCCTACCGCCCTACCCGCACCATCGGCGTTAGCGCCACCGGTGCGTTCTGTGATCGCCTTGAGCGCGAAGCCAATGGCGAGAAGCCAACTGGCGAGCGCCGGACGGTGGACGAGCAAGATGCGCACGCGATCGAGATGGCCATGCGGCACCTCTCGCGCCGTGATCGGCTAATGCTGCGCTACTGCTACATCGACCAGGCCAGGCCTGAAGAGGTGTGTCGGAAGCTGTCGATTGCGCATCGGCCGGCGACTGTGTTCGTGACAGTTTTTCGACAAGCGCAGGCTGCGATAGAATTGGTGGTCCATAACAACAAAGGAGCATCATGCTGAAAACTGCGGAACTACAAGGCGCTGAATTGGATGGCTACGCTGCTATGGCGAGCCGAGTACCTGGTCGCATCGAAACATACGGCGATAAGGAAAATTACATCGAGCGATATTTTATCCGAACCGATGAAATGAAGAGATTTAGTCCTTCCACCAAGTGGGCAGATGGTGGCTCAATCATCGAGCATGGACGGGTCGCTCTGCGTCCCCGCTTGAACGTGAGCCATTCCGAAGATGCTTGGGAGGCGGGTGTCATGCCCAACCGTATCGATAGCGCCGACCCAGATTCCGTTTTCACCTGCACAGGCCCGACTGCGCTAATCGCTGCGATGCGTGCCTACGTAACGTTCAAAATCGGCAAGGAAGTGGAAGATATAGTAAATACTTGACAGCTGGAAATTTCAGCAGTACATTCCTGCTCACAACCTAATTCCGTCCAGAAATTCGACGTGTAAAGCTTCCCTGATGGGAGCCCGCGGCGTGAGGGACCAGAAAAGCCCGCCCCGAAAAGTAGCGGGCTTTTTCTTTGCAATGTTGAACGAGCCTTGGTTAAAATGACATCTCAACTATAAGGAGATGTTATGGACAGAAATTTTTACGCGGAACTGGAGAAAGTACTGCGCGAGGATGACGCTGAAAGGCAGCGTAAAAAGTTGCTGACCCTTCGATTTTTAAATAACCTCGAGGAATGTGTGAACAGTCTTACTCGACAAGCATCCGGTACCAAAGCGTGCGCTTGGGGAATGAAGGACGGAAGCGGTCAATTTGTTAAGAGCAAGTATCAAACCACACTTTCCGGCTTTGATTTCGAACTACAAATCTCGTTTTATAACGATGATCGGCATGCCATCTTCTGTAAGCTATTTTCCTTTTCGGCCAACTTGGACGAAGATTCTATACAAGTTACACATAATGGAAACTGGGCAACGGTTGGAATCGACAGCCATTACGACACGCCAAGCAGCTTGAAAGCAGTAGCGGACCTTTTGGATAAATCGCTCCGCCAAATAATCCTTGAGTCATGGGATCCAGAGACTGATTCCTAGTCACTACAGAAAATAACCCGCATAAGCGGGTTTTCTTGCCTGTACTTACGCAAATATTTCTATGTTCTGCACCAGCAGAGCTATATGGCCCGGCCAGCACCACGCTGCCGGGCCATTTTTTTTACCGAATCCCATGACCGCGACCACATACAAGCCCAAGCTGGCCGCACAGTTCTGCGCCGCGATCGCGGACGGCAAGAGCATCCGCGCGGTGTGCAAGCTCGAGGGCATGCCGAGCAAGGCGACCGTGTTCCGCTGGCTGCGCGAGCACCCCGAGTTCGAGAAGCTGTACGAGATCGCGACCGATGAGCGCGCAGATACCCTGATCGATGAGATCGTCGAGATCGCGGACAATTGCCGCGTCGACGCCGACTCGGTCCGCAAGGCCAAGCTGCGCATCCACGCCCGGGTCGAGCAAGCCCAGCGCATGAAGCCGCGCAAATACGGCAACAAGATGCAGCTCACCGGCGACGGTGGCGGCCCGGTCCAGCACCAGGTGTCGAAGCTGACCGATGACGAGCTGGACGCCGCGATCGCGAAGGCGGCCGGCGGCGCGCAATGAGCGCGACCAGCCGGGCCGAGAAGGAACTGCTGCTGGCCATGCTGCAGGAGCGCGAGCGCCGCGCCCGGGTCTACCGCTACAGAGCACTGCACCGCAATCTGTACGGCTGGCAGCGCGAGTTCAACGCCAACACCTCGACCCACACGCAGGTGTGTCTCATCGCCGCGAACCGGATTGGCAAGACCTACACCGGGACCTACCTCGATGCGATCCACACCCTGGGCGACTATCCGGACGACTGGGAAGGCCACACGTTCGGGCACGCGCCGCTGGTCTGGTGCCTGGGCTACTCGGGCGAGAAGACGCGCGACCTGCTGCAGGAACCTATCGTCGGTCGCAAGGATGGCAGCCAATTCTCCGGTGGTCTGATCCCGCCAGAGCACATCAAAGGCTACGAGGCGATGTCGGGCACGCCGAACGCGCTGCGCACCGTGTACGTCCGCCAAATCGGCGGTGGCGACATCCAGGCCAGCGATGCCGTGATCCAGCTCTGGTCGTACTCGCAAGGCCAGCACGCCCTGATGGGCGACAGCGTCGACTGGTTCCACATCGATGAGGAGCCGCGGGACTCGAATATCTTCCCGCAGGTTCTGACCCGCACTGCAACCGGTGACAAGGGCGCCGGCGGGCGCGGCATCTTAACCTTCACGCCGGAGAACGGCCGCACCGAGCTGGTCATCCAGTTCATGGACACGCCATCGCCGGCGCAGATCTGCATGCAAAAGGGCTGGGACGATGCGCCCACCTGAGCACGCAGGCCAAAGAGGGGCTGCTGGCCAGCTATCCGGCTCACCAACGCGATATGCGAACGAAAGGGGTTCCGATGCTGGGACACGGACGAATTTACGACCTGGCCGAAGACGCCATCACCTGCGAGCCGTTCGCAATCCCGAAGCACTTCCGCGTCATCGATGGCATGGACTTCGGCTGGGATCACCCACAGGCGCACGTGCAGCTGGTCTTCGACCCCGAGGGCGACATGTTCTACCTCACGAAGGCCTGGAAGAAGTCGCAGACCAAGCCGATCGAGGCCTGGGGCGCCGTCAAGTCGTGGGCCGAGCACGTGCCCACCGCCTGGCCTTCCGATGGTCTGCAAACGGAGAAGAGCAGCGGCGAGCAGCAAAAAGCGTACTACGAGCAGGCCGGCTTCAACATGCTGCTCGAGCGCGCGACCTGGCCAGACGGCGGCAACGGCGTCGAGGCCGGGCTGTTCGAGATCCGCGATCTGATGATGAGCGGCCGCTTCAAGGTGTTCGCCGGCCTGCGCGACTTCTTCGACGAGTTCCTGCAGTACCACCGCGACGACAAGGGCAAGATCAGCAAGACCCGCGACGACATCCTCGACGCTGTCCGCTATGCCTACATGATGCGGCGCCACGCCATCGCCTATGGCGATATCAGCAAGCCCTGGGGCGGCGCCCTCAATTACCAATCACTGGGAATCGTATGACCAAAATGACCGACGAAGAGCTTCGCAGCGCGGTCGATAGCGAGGTGAGCGAGTCCGCCGCCTGGACTGGCAGCGACCTGGCCGGCGACCGTGAGCGCAACATGGCCTACTACCTGGGCCAACCCATGGGCAATGAGGTCAAAGGCCGCAGCCAGGTCGTAAGCTGGGACGTGTTCGAAGTCGTGGAAAGCGCCCTGCCCGACTTGCTCGAGCCGTTCTTCGCCGGCGACCACATCTGCGAGTTCGAACCGGCAGCGCCTGGTGACGAGGAGTATTGCGAGCAGGCCACCGACGTCATCAACCACCTGATCAAAAAGAAGAACCCAGGCTTCCTGATCTTCAACACCTGGATCAAGGACGGCTTTCTCGCCAAGGTCGGCATCGTGCGATCGTGGCAAGACGCCACGCGCAAGGTCAAGCGCGAGCGGTACCAGGGCATCACCGAGCAGCAGCTGGCCGTGCTGGCCAACGACCAGCGGATCACCATCGAAATGCACGACGCAGCTGACGATCCAAGCGCGCCTGGCCAGAGTCTGCACGACGTCGAGCTGGTTATCGACCAGGGCCCTGTCGGCATTCGCATTGAAAACGTCGAGCCTGGCGCATTCATCCTGTCGCGCCATGCGAAGAAGATGGCCGACGTCACCTGCATTGGAGAGCTGCGCACTTACACGCGCTCTGACCTGGTTGGCATG